GAAGACGCTCGTGCCGGTACCCGTGTTTGCATCGGTCCAATTTGCAAGATCGGTGTCGAACGTTCCGTTGAGAACAAGCTCAGTTGCTTCGGCAACGATCTGCCCCAGCGTCTTACCTCCCCACTTAGCTTGATCCAAAGCAAGGCCGATTAACTCACCTACATCATCTGCCAATGTGGGTCCGACGCTCTCCTGGAAGAAACGGTCGAGCTTGGTCGTGTCAAAATAGACCCCATCGGACAGGGAGGCCATGTACGCGGCGAGTTGCGTCTCACCCCAGCCCCCCACGCCCTCACGACTGGACGGAGAGCCGCGCAGGCTCATGCTCATGGACAGGTCCATGCGATCAGATCCCTGAGCCGGAGGTCACATAGACCTTGGCCGAGCCGCTGGCGCAAATTACCGACAGGTGCGTCGCACCACCTGGCACCGTCACGCCGGTCTCGCGGCCGGCCGCGATCGGCATACCCGTCGCGCCACCATTGTCGGCCGGCACCGCGGCCACAACGGCACTGTCGCCGAAGGCGATGAACACCAAGTCGCTTCCGTCGACGAACAGCCGAGCGGTGCCGCCGACCATCAGGCCGAGACCTGCCAAGGCGAACCGCTCCTGCGTCGTGGTGATGTCGAGACGCTGAGTAGTGCCGACAGGGGAAAACAGGCCGTTCATGGTCGTGGTCTCCGTCAGAGTTTCTTGAGGCTGATTTCAATCTCGAACCGGCCGTCACCGCCTTGCGGCACCTGCCAGTCGAGGACCTGGTATTGCGCGCCGTCGTCGATCATGTCGCCCTTGGCGAGGTTCGGAAACTTGGCCTTCAGCGCGCGGGTGGTGTGGGTGGCGCCGCGAAGGTCCTGCCCCATCATGTCGAAGCGCTCGGAAACGATCTCCACACCCGAGATTGCCTTCGCGACCGTCACGGGTGCGCCAGGCGAGTGGGTGTACAGAACGTCTTCGAACAAGGCGAAGGAGGCGGCGTCGAGCACCGCCTCCACGAGGTCGCGACGCATCAGATCGTCGGGATCAGCTTGACGCGCATCGTCGCATCGGCCGAGGCCGCGGCCTTCACGCAGATGCCGATCTTGGTATTGCCCGACGAGGTCTTGGTGACATTCTTGTTGGTGTTGTCCCAGTAGATCACGTCGCCGACCGCGGCAGTCGCGGCGACCGTGTACTTGAGGTCGAACACCCCGGTAGTCTTGCCTTCGACCGGCTTGGTGTTCAGGGCTGCGCCCACAGCTACGGCGAACAGTGAACCGATCAGGAAGCCGGCGCCGGAGGCAACGTCATAGGGCGCGACGAGGTCGAGCACATCGCCGTTCTGGATGTAGTTCTTCATCAGGAAGTCTCCAAGGTTGAGGTTCGGGCGAGCGTTTCGACGCCTTTCAAACAAGGAGGGCGGCACCGTCGCCGGCACCGCCCTCCCCGTCCCCAAACCTGAGTGGTTGTTACTGGCCCTTGTAGAGACCGCGGTAGTCGAGCGGGTTGACGCCAGCATCGAGGCGAACCTTCAGCTCGGTGCCATCCACGGTCCAGCCGTTCTGGCTTTCCACCACCGGCTCCTCGATGCCATCGAGGTAGGTCACCTCGACGGTGTCGAACAGGTTCGGGTCGGCCGCGAGATACCAGGTGCTGGCGGTGATCCGCTGGTCGGTGATCGGGGTAGCCAGCCCCTGGGCGGTGTTGGCGACGCCGGCATTCTTGGCGTCGGTCAAGGTCGAGGTCGACTTGAACAGCTGGTCGAACGTCACCTCGTAGGACGACGAGAGGGCGTAGCGCGGGCGGATGTTCAGCGCGACGGCGTTCTTTTCGCCGTCCTGCTGCTTGCCCATCGCAGTGCGGGCAGCGGTGGTCGTTGCTTCGGAGGGCGCCGCCAGCGAGCCTGCGAGGTTGCCGTGGTTGGCATGGAAGAAGGCGGTCCCATCCGACCAGTTGCCCGGCGCGTTAAGGAACGCATAGACCAGGTTGCCGACGGTGCGCTTGGCCGCGCGGCCCATCTTCACCGGAAGCGAGCCGAGGATCGACAGGTCATCGTTGATGATCGCCTGACGGGTCACCGCGATCATCTTGCCATAGGTGGCAACAACCACCGTCGTGCCGCGGTCACCGACCGTCGCGTACTTGTACTCGGCACCCTCCGGCAGCAGGTCGAGGGCCGGGAACAGGCCGAGGTCGACACGGCTCATCGGCTTGAAGTCGGGCGCCTGCCCCTTGCTGGTCCACAGCTGGAAGGTCTCTTCGGCCTCGACGAAGCCCTTGAGCGCGCTCTTCTGAGCGACGTTCTGCAGGATGTAGCTGAAGTCCGAAGTCGAGTGCATGCCGCTCGCCATGGTGAACGCGGTGCCCACCATCAGCATCTTGTCCATCCGCCGGACATCTGCGTGCTGCCGCCCGCTGGCGACCATGATCGCCTCGCGCGCCAGCTCGACCATGCTGAGGCCGGTGAACTCGTTGCGCTTGCCCTCCTTCAGGCCGACTTTGGCCATCAGTCCCTCGGTTGCGCCGGCAATGAACCTGTCGCGGGCATCCGCCGTCACCTGAGCGGTCGCGTTCGGTGCCGTGGTGCCCTTCATCTCGGCAACCTTGTCAATGATGGCAGCCATCACGGCTTCCTTGGTCGTGTGCGCCGCCATGATGGCGTTGACGGCAACGAGGTCGAGACCGGCCTGGGCGCCACGGTTCATCAGGTCGCGCACGTCGGCAGCCGACATCTGGGCGACGACGGGAGCAGGCACGGCGGTCGAGGTCTGGGCCGGGCGCTCGAGCATCTTGGCCAGCAGCGCTTCCTTGGCCATCGCCATCGTGGCGACGCCGGCAGGATTGAACAGCGCGATCAGCGCCGCGAGGTCGATACCCTGCGCGATGGCCTGGTTGCACATGGTGGTGACGTCGGCCGCGGGGGTCTTGAACCGCGCGGCAAGCATAGCGATGAGCTCGGCGAGCGTCATGCTGGTCTCCTGAGGTTGCGCGGCGGTAGCCGCTTTCGGCTGGAACATGGAAGCCGACGCCGTAGCCAGCGCCGTCAGCATTTGGGGTGCCTTGTGGTAGAGGCGGTAATCGAACAGCGAGACGGCCTTGGCCTCGATGCCCTGCACTTCATCGGCAAAGCCTGCAGCGACCGCTTCTTCGGCGCCGTACCAGGTCTCTGCCTTCATGATGTCGCGGGCTGCCGAGACCTCGATCCCGGCCTTCGCTGCGTAGATTTTGGCGAACTGATCCGCCATCTTGTTGAGCACGTCGGTGGCCGACTGCATCTCGTCGGCGTTCGCGCCGAACACGTCGACCATCGGGTCGTGGATCATCATCAGCGAGCCGGCGCTCATGATGACCGTGTCGCCGGCCATGGCGATCAGGCTGGCCGCCGAGACCGCCGCACCGTCGACGATGACGGTGACTTTGCCATCGTGCGCACTCAGCGCGTTGTAGATGGCGAGCCCATCCATCGCGATGCCGCCGCCAGAGTTGAGGCGGACGGTGATATCGCCATTGAGGTGGAGCAGCGCGTCGAGAACATCGCGTGCGGTGAAGTGGTCGCCACCCCACATGTCATCACCGACGAACCCGTAGAGGACGAGTTCGCCGTTCACGATCAACCAGTGCATGGAAGACTACCCTTGCTGCGGGGGAGGGATCGGCGGCGTGGCCGCATCGGCCTTCGCCTTGGCAGCCGCCTCGATGACGACGCCGGAAACGTTAGTGTCGTAGACGAGCCCAAGCTCGGCCTCGCGGGCCAGCTCCTCGGCGCGTTCTTTGTCGACCAGCTCTGGGTCGTAGCCCTGGCTGCGCAGGAAGCGCGACCGCGTGCCGAGCCCATCCTTGGTGGCCTGCGCAGCGGCCTTAAGCTCGTTGGCCGGGTCGATCATCTCGCGGCGCGGCGGCGTCCAGCCGATCGAAGTCTCGGCTGGTACCTTGGCGACGAGGCGTAACCCGTCGAGCACCCACTGTCCGATCTTGTGGCACATCTGCGGCAGGACCATGTGTTCGGTCCAGGCCGCGATATTGCGGTACATTTCGAGCCAGCCCATGCGGCCCGACGAGAAGTTGACGCCACTGAGGTCGCCAGTCAGCGCCTCGTAGGTGATGCCGAGACCCGCCGCGATGTCCCGGCCGTTGACGCGGAAGAAGGCCTCGAGGTCGGCGACGACGGGCGGCGTCCCGAAGCTGACGCTCTCGCCCGGCTGCAACCGCTCGATCATCCCCGGCTCGAGCGTCTCGATCCAGTTGCCGGCCGCGGTCTTGTCGTCGGCATTGGTCGGCGTGCCGGCCATGTCGTTCTTCGTGACGAACGCTGCGAAGCATGCCGCGATCTTCTGGCGCAGGATGTAGGCATCCTTGGTGTCTTCGAAGTCGCCGAGCCGGACGATCACCGGCGCGATCCACGACACGCCCTTGGCCTGCCCCGGCCGGTCGATGCGGTAGAGGTGCACCACGTCGGCGGCATCATAGCGCGTGCTCTTGAGCGCACTGTGCCAGGTCACGTCGCCAGGATGACGATCGTAGAGGTGATAGGCGATTGCCTTGCCGTTGGCGTTGAACTCAATTCCTTCGATCGCAAGGTTGCCATTTGCCTGCCGGCCATGCACCCGATCATCGAAGAAGTCCGACTCCAGCACCGAGATCTGGAACGGCAGCGGCAGCCCCTCTTTCGAGGTGGCCCGACGCCGGACCATCAGCGCCTCGCCATCCTGCACCGCAGCGTGGAACGCCGTCGCCTCCAGCCCGTACAGGTTCTGCCGCCCGGCAGCATCAATCATCGGCGTGTCGCAGTGCGCGTTGACGATCGACTGTAACCCGTCGCGGGTCTTCGAACTGCGCATGCCGCCGACCGACGGGATGATGCCGGTGCCGATGACGTTGCTGGTCAGCACGCTGAAACCGCGGGCCGCCAGCGGGTTGTTGCGCGCCAGGTCACGCGCCGCATAGCGCAGCCGCTTCGCGCCACTCAGGACAGCGCTGTTCGCATCGCCCGGCCGGTACCGCCGATTGGCGTTCCGGTGCGAGGTGCTGGCGCCGTCAAATGCCGACTGCACCATCTGCGCCCGTGCCCGGTTGGCGAGGCGATCGGCACCAGCCTTCGGCGCAAGCCAGAGGATTGCGCGATCGAGAACGTTGACCTTCATCAGAAGCCACCCACAACGCGGGCGACGCGGCGACCACCCGACGTGTCTGCGTTGACCTCCCGGCGCATGTCGGCCAGCAGCTTCCGCATGTCGTCGACGGACTGATACTCGATCTCACCGGATGAGTAGCGGACGCGCTTCACACCCTTGGCCATGGCAGCCTGCAAAGCGTCGATGTCGGACTGCGACCAAGCCATGTCAGCTCCTCAGGAAACCTCGGCGCCGACCGCCAAGCCAGCTCTGTCGGGCCGGAACGATCGGCGCCGGCACGGCGACAGGCGGTACGACGGTAGCGATGCCGTCCGGCACCACGAACCCTTCGATCTTTTCGGCGTAGGCGTTGGCGGGCATCGGGGCCGCCCAGTCGACCGGCTTGTCCCAGTCGATCTTCTCGCCCCCCTTCACGATCACCACGGCCTTGCCGTACACGGCGAGGTCGAGTGCTTCGTTGCGGAGCACGCCAGGGCGCTTCTCCCACCCCTTGTCGGTCCGCCGCTCGGCCGCCAGTTCGCCGAACACCCGATCGTCGACGCGATCGAGGACGTTGTACGAACCCTCGCCGATCTCATCGCGGGTAAGCGCCGAACTGATCTCATCTTTGAGCGCATCGGTGCCGACCCAGATGACCGGCACATCGAGCTGAGTTTTGCGACCGTTCTCGGTGGATCGCTCCGGAAACGCCACATAAGCGCGCCGTTGCGTGTCCGGCAGGCCGTGTTTGACGTGGTTGCCGCGCACCAGCATGAACCGCTGGCCAAGTCCACGCTTCCGTGCCCGCCGCCAAAACTTGTAGGCGTTCTGCGTCACGCCCGGCGCGCCGCCGCTATCGACGACAAGGAATGCCGGCGTCAGCCGGTAGCCAGTCCCATCGACTTCGTAGCGCCGCTCGCACAGGTCGAACAGCGCATCCCAATCCAGCGGGTACCGCGCCGGGTCGATCGCCCGCTCGCTGTCGTCGGACGGTTTGAACAGCTCGAACCGGTCGACCAGCGTCCGCTCGAGTTGCTCACCCCAGCTGTCGGCCTGCACCACGAAGCGGTTGGCCTGCACGTCCACCTGGATCGTGATGAACCGGGTGTTCGACGGCACGATCCGGCTATCCGGCTCACCGAGATTGATCGCGCGCTTCTTCAGCTCGGTCTCAGTCAGCAGGCTTGCCGACCCCATGGCCCGAGGGCGGTAGGCATCGCCCTGGTCGACGTTGACCGTCACCTGCAGGGCCTTCTCATCCCCGGTGCGCCGGTAGACTTCCTCGGCATCGAGGTAGGCGGCGACCAGCTTCGCCCAGGTCTGGAACGATGCGGCCGGCCCGAACATCCAGTAGCTGGCGAGACCCGCCCGAATGACGTTGCCGTCGATGGTGGTTAGCCCCTTGAGGTGACCACCCAGCCCGTCGTCGGCTGCTTCATGCAGCCACTTCGACTCGGCCAGCAGTTGGACCTTCAGGTCCGGCGTGGCCCGGAACTCGCAGAGCGGGCAACACATCGTCGCCTGCTCTCCAGCCTCCACCGGCGGCGCGCCTTCCGGCCAGCGCAGCAGGCTGAACCTTGGCTCGTAGAGCTTCCCGCAATGCGGGCAGGGCCAGTACAGCCGGCCGCGCGTTCCCTGCCCATAGAGGCTCAGAATGCCGGTCGTCGGCGGCGGCTCATGCGGCGTCGATGGCTTCCACTCGGCATCGGTGATCGGACGGCCGGGCGAGCTTTCCGCCATCACCTTGCCGGTCGAACCCACCGTTGCGGTCCGCTTCTTGCCGAGGGTGAAGGGCTCGCCTTCGCCGTCGACATCCTCGACCATGCGATCGTAGTCGGTGAACAGCACATCCGAGAGCGTCACGCCGCTCAGCTGCCCGATCACCGGCCACCCGATGGTAAGGCGCATGCCACCCGCGAACTGCTTGTCGAAGATGTTGTCCGACCGCCGACCCGTCACCAGCCTGGCATTTATTGCCGGCGAGGTGCGGATCATCTTGTCGATGGTGCCCAGCGAGAACTCGCGGGCGGTATCCTTGTTCATGTGGATGACGCGCACGTCGCGCGGCTGCGTCATGATCCGGTGGCCGATGACGTTGACCACCATGCCGTCGGTCTTCAGCGTGCGGGCCGGACCGGCGAAGATCACGCCTTCATAGCGGCGCGAGGTCATCATCTCGGCCGGCTCGATCATCTGCGGGGCCGCTTCGTTGCGCCACGGACCGCGATAGCCGGGCGCGTCGACGACGCGATACTTGGCAGCAGCCTCAGGCACCGTGATCCGCTGCGCCGGGGCGAGGGCTGGCAGCGCCTCCCGCAAGCACCCCATTACCGAAGCGAACGGTGGCAGAACGCCCTTGTCGCGCCGGTAGTCCGGATCGCGATCCATCCTACTCGGCTGCCATCTTGTAGGAGGGCTCGCCGGCCAGGAGGCCGATCCGCTTTTCTGCTTCGGCCAGCACGTTGTCGCAAAGCTCGATCGCCAGGATCAAGGCCTTGCCGTTGAGCCCCACCTCCCGCTCCAGCCGATCCGGGAACGCCGTCATCGCCTCGCGGAAGATCTTGAACACCTCTTCCCACGCTTCGACGACATCGCCACGACGCACCAGGTCGAGGCGCTGCAGCGCCGCCATCATGAACGCCGCCTCGGCGTCATACGCCTCCCGCCGCTCGCGCGGGCTCAGGGTGCGATCACTGTCGGCGAGGTCGTTGCCGCCGATCAGCGCCAGGCGCATCTGCTGCACCGCGCTTTCGGCGATTGTCCGCTTCTCGCTTTCGGCCCGCTCGCGACCTTTCAGCCACGCCCAGCACGCCGAGAGCTGGAATTCCCATGCCCGCCCGTTCGTACCCTCGACCAAGCATGGCATGCCGTCGACAATGTAGCGATCGATGGTCGGTTCAGATTTGTTGAGGGCTCGCGCGAGTTCGCCGCGATTGAGAACGGCATCGACCACGCCAGCCGGCAAGCCGGTCTCGCTGGTATCCATCGATCTCTCTGAAAAACAACATCAACCTAAAGCTGACACTCGGCAAAAGCCGAAAAAGGCGCGATGCAAGCGCTAAGACGCCCCACATGAGTTTTGACCTCCGGGAAGGACCCAAAGGCCGAGCCGGACCGCAAATTTGCGGCCCGACCCGGTTTGGAGGTCGCACAGACTTAGGATCAGAAACACGAAGCCCGCCGCTGTTGCCAGGGCGGGCGTATGGCTTTGGGCACAAAGCGGGCGGTCGGCATATCGGTGATGCCTGGGTCCACTCGCCGCTCGGGTATCGCGCTTCAATGTAAAGCGGCCTGCGACGGATCAGCGGGTCGTCCGTTGGGATGGGAAGCTATGGTGCTTCGCCTGATTTGGTCAAGAGGCCTCGCGCTAATCGTCCACCGGCTCTAGATCGGACACCTTGAGCGGAAACTCCTGCTCGGCCTTGCCGAACAGTGGCAGCAACACCTTGGCAGCAAGCCCGTCGATAGCCGACACCCTCGCCTGCAGGCCTGCAAGCGATCCTTCAACCACCTGCACCATGTCACCCACCTTGAACTCCCGGCCCGCCTGCATGCCCATATGCTCAAACTCGACAGGCGCCTCAAGCGTACCGTTCACCTTCACGAACTCAGCTGTCTTCTCGCCATCCATGCGCCAGGCCCGCTCGCCCAGCCCGACAACCGACACCACCATACTGATCGAGAACACCTGCTCCCACGGCGCCACCGCACCGATCAGCCGCTCGACCTTCTTTCCGCTCCTCAGCCTGACAACTACCCGCTCGCCACCTCGCAGCTGCGCCTCGCTGAACCCGATCAGCACGTAGCGCGGCGCGATCACGTAGCTCCGCTTGGTCTTTCGCTTCACGAACCGATTGGCCCGCCGATACTCGGTGTGCATCGGCACGATGGCGACGAAGCCGCGCCGCTCGAGAATTGCCTCAACCGCGAACTCAGTGCCGGCCCTCACCTCGATCGCATACCAGTGGAGCGCCGCCAGCAGCCGCTTCGGCCACACCAGGGCCGCCCGCGCCGCGCTCAACCGCTTCGGTCCCGGCCGATCCTCGGTCCGCTCTACCCCATCCTTGTCCCGCCAAGTCGCCATGAGCCGCCCTCTTAGACAGTCACAGACAGTCCCTTCGGACTGTCTCTCAATGAAAAATGCCGTAGGCATAGTGACTTAGAGAGGGTGCAGAGGGTGAAGACAGTTGCCCCGTGATACATGGCAAAAGATCGACCCGCCTCAGCACCCAAATCAAACCACCCCTGACCCCCTCTACGTATACGCGAGAGAGAAGGGTCAGAGTGTCTATGAATGTCTGCAAGACATTGATTTTGCTGTTGTAATAGCGCGCAGACAGTCGCATTCGACTGTCACTAACTCTCTTGACTGTCTATCGCCGCGCGGCAGCGCGGAGACAGTCAAGACTTCCGTTTTCTTCGTCCCTGGTGGGGGTGCGGGGCGACGGCCGAGGCGGCGAGAATGTCTGCGCCACACCGCAATTTTGCGGACCGGGTCGCCCTAAATGGTTGGCGGCTGCCAGCCCGGATCGCCGGCGGGGGTGCGGGGTGGCGGCGACGACGGCACGCCCTCGGTGAACTTGCTCGCTGTGGGCACCAGCCGCACGTCGAGATAGACGACGTAGTTGCCGCGCTTCTTCTTCAGCCCACGTTCGCCGAGGCTGTCGCCGAACGATCGCTGCGATGCCGGACGCAAGGCGTTCACCTCGCACCACTCGGTGTAAGCCTTGTAGATGGCGCCGGCCTTCACCTGGCCACCTTCCTCGGGCTCCAACGCCACCTCGAGGAACACGCCGACATTGTCGCGCTCCTCGCGATAGTCCTGCCAGAACTCATGCACGTTGGGCGGGATGAACGGATCGAGCCCGTGCTTGAGGTAGAGCATCATCCCTTCGATCAGCCAGTTCAGGATGCCCGATCGCTCGGCATCGAGCCGCTCGGCCAGCAGCGACGGCGCCACCCGCTCCTCTTCCGGGATCGTCACGCCCCACAGCACCGGAAGCAGGCGCCGCCAGATGCCATAGTCGGCGCCGTTGATCGCCGGCTTGGAGTTGCCAGACAGCACCGGCACGAACACCGGCATGAACTCGAAGAAGTCCTTGTTGAGGAAGCGCGCGAGGATCTTCGTGCCGCCCGTCAGCGCCTTCACCAGCTCCTCGCGCAGCGGCATGTGCTTGGGCAGCTCCTCGATCGTCACCAGGCGCGTGTTGTGCAGACGGGCGATATCGGGGTTGGCCTGCTGCCCCTGCCGCTGCCCTTCGCCTGTCACCGTTTCCGGCGACGCGATCGAGCGGTAGCTGCCGGCGAGGCGGCCGATCAGTTCGATGAAGGCGGACTTGCCGTTGGCGCCGCGCCCATAGTGGTAGACCATGCGCTGCGCATCATTGCCGGCGATCAGCAGCGCATAGGCGGTGATGACCTGCAGGTAGGTGCGATCGCGCTCAGCCGGCATCACCTTCTTGAGGAACGTGTCGAGAAAGTAGGGGCAGGTCGCATCCGGGTCATAATCGACCTCGGCCAGCTTGGTCACCAGGTGATTGCGATCGTGCTCCAGCCGCTCCACCTCGCCCATCCACCGCTCGGCGCCTTCCGGCCGTTCCGGGTCGAGCACGCGCTTGAAGCGCAGCGTGGCGTTGCGGCAGTTGAACAGCATCGGGTCGGCGTCGAGCCGCTCGATCGGCAGAGACTTGAGGCTCTGGGCCTGCTGCAGCATCGCCGAGGTCTTGCCGGCATTGCCTGACGTGACCGCCCAGTTCTTGCGCTTCGACCGTTTCTGGCTAAGGGACTTCCGAACATCGACAGCCTTGGCCGCGAGCAACCTGTCCGCGGCGGTCCAATCCTCTTCCTTCTTATCATCGACGAGCCGCTGCACCATCCGCAGCACCGTGGCTTGCCCATCGGTGGGGACGATCTCGAACGCCTCGATCTTGATCTTGTCGACGATCTGCTGCGCCAGCCAGCGCACGTCGAGGTCGGCCTCATCGCGCTGCCAATGCGTATCGCGCCACAGCAACCAGCCGAGTCCGGTGACGTAGCAGAGCCCGTGCCCGAACCAGGCGATCAGCCGCCGACCGTTGTCGCGATCGTTCTGGTCGAGCATGGCGCAGAAGCGCGCGATCTTGCGCTCGTCCTCGCTGAGCCCGGCCGGCGCATCCATCTGCTCAAGATCGATGACAGGCTCGTCGTCACCATCGACACCGTCGTCTGCCGGCTCCTCAGGCTCGGCCGAGGCCTCGCCTTCCGGAAAGAATGGTTCGCCGTCCACGACCTCGCCTTGGGCCATGGCGTCGCGTACCCGCGATGATCCCCTGGTCATGTTACCCCTAAAGTCCCGCCGCCAACATCAGAGGGCGAGGCAGCCCCCAGCTCATCCATCGCCACATCGTTCATGTCGGAAAACCCGCCACCCGGCCGCACCAGCACGGTGCGTAGGGGCGGCAACTCCGGCCGCTCGCGCCGCGCCATCTCGCGCAGCCAGCGGTTGCGCAGGAGCCCGCGCGTGCACTTCTCGATCGCATGCTTTTGCGGCTCGTCGTTCTCAGCGAGGAACACCAGCTCCTCACACCAGTCGGGCACCAGGAAGCAGCCCAGGTCGGTCATGTCCGGCCGGTCTTCATGCCGCTTCGCAAACTGGTAAAGCGCCTTGCCGCTCATGTTGCCGAGGTCGCCAGCCGCCCAATAGGCCGTGTCCGGCTCGAAGGCGTGGCAGAACGGCGTCGCCGTCGTCTCGATGCCCTCGCCCATCACGATGCGGCGCGGGTTTTTCGGCGTGTAGATCGGGATCATCCCGCCCTGCTTCGTGCCGCGCATCTTCTTGGCCGGCAGCGGCTTGTCGGTGCGATGGTCGGGGTCGAACAGCAGCACCTTGCCTTTCGGCTGGTCGAGGTCGATCCACGTCTGATGCACGCCACCGAAGCGGCCGAGCGGGTCCTCGGGCTGCACCAGTCGCGCCGGCAGCAGGATCGGCAGCATCATGGCCGGGCCGGCGTGCAACACCTCGTATCCGCCCTGCCCGTTGCTTTCGACGTACGGCAGGTCGAGCCGTTCGCGGACAGGCAGCTCGTCGACGACCTCGATTGCCGGGTGGTCAAACAGGTCGAGTGCCCTCAGTCGCAGATACGCCGCAACAGGGCCATCCTTGGCAGGCATGCGACCGGACCGGTAGATGGTCAGCCCCGCATCGCGCGCCTTGCGCCGATAGCGATCCTCTTCCTCATCATCCCGGCGCTTCTTCTCCTCCAGCGCCCGAGCATTGGCGGCAGCACGATCGGGGTCGATAGGCGCCTCGGCCGAGCGTCCGGTAATGCGCTCACAGGCGACGGTGAAGCTCACGTCGTCGGTCGCCATCACCAGGGCGATCACGCCCTCGCCAGAGATCCCGCAGCCGCGGCAGTTGAACAGGTTCTTCACCGTGTTGATCGAGAAGCGATCGGTACCGCCGCATTTCGGGCACGGCCCGGCGCGGTCGCGTCCCTTGCTCAGCGTCCAACGCTTCTGGATGGCCCAGCCATCGCAGGTCACGCGGAGCGCTTCGTCACGCAGGGCGGCGAGGTGGTCGGGGAGGCTCATCGCCGCACCCCCACTTGCTCGGCGCCGGCAGCCGGACGCATGATCGAAGTAACAGCGAGATGATTCCTATGGGCAAGCCTGATCCTGAAGCCGATGCGCAGTTCATGCGCTTCAAGACTGACGTGCTGGCGGCCGAGCGCTCCGGCCGAGCGCCCACCAATCTGATCGAGCGTGCTGGCACGATCGTGTCGTTCCTCGAACATGCCTGGCAACCCGAACACGTCCTCGACGAGGCGAGGCTGTGGGTCGCCCGTGCTCTCAACCTTCGCGCAGACGATCGGTAGCTTGATCACGTCGTCGGCCTCTCAAATGCCGCCGCCTCAAGCGCGGCCGAGGCCTCTGCAAATCCCTGCGCAGCGAGAAAGGTGATCGCCTCGTCGAAGGCCTGTTCCCGCACGCGCAACTGCAGGCGCTTCTCGTAGCGCACCACCGAGGTGTGCCCGGCATCTAGCCGCGCCTCGTTCGCCGCGACCTTCTCGGCCTCGGTCATCTGGTCCCAGTCCTTCATGGCACCTGCTCCAAAAACGTTGCGGCCAGCTTCACCGCCGAGGTGAGCCCTTCGGCCAGCGTCTGATTGTTGAGGGGTGGGGTGAGCCGGCGCCGCGTCGCATCGTCGACAAGCGCCTGCTCGAAGTCGGGCAGCAGCGAGCCCGGCTCGAACGCCAGGTCGCGCAACATCCGCTCGAAGCGCCGACGATGGAACGCGGTGACGGACGGGCTCATGCGCGTTCAAGTCTCTCGGGGAAACCGAACCGCTCGCTGGTGAGGTTGAACTTCACGATCACCGCGCCGGCCAGGTCGATCTGGAATTCGTAAGCGAGTGCGTCAGTCGCCCGGAATACTTGACGCGCCCAGAAAGCACGCCCCTCTACATCATCACCGTCATCGACGCGCGCTATGGACTTAAAGAGCCAGTTGCCTCGCTCGCTCGGCGTCATAGCCGCTTCAGGATAGTTGGCCGCTGCATGGGAGGTGTCAGCACGGATGCCCGCAAAGTCGAATTCCTCGAACAGGCGGCGTTCCGGGAAGTCCCAGCCGAGGCAAATGTCGAGGTAAATCACTACATCCGCGAGTTCGCCTCCCAGATCATCGACGAGCGCGAGGTGCGACTTGAGGTTGCCGGCAAGGCCGTCGCGATCCCTGTTCAACTTTTTGACGACGTTCAGCGCCTCGCCGGCCTCACCGCCAAGGGCGAGGAACCAGTCGGAAAATGACCACGGCGGCGCTCCCTCAGGATGCCAACGACGGCAGCGCGGAAGGTTCTGATCCCGAAGATGCGAAAATGTTAGGTTAGCCATGGTGCGCCTCCAGCGCTTGGGTAGGTTGGGAGCGCTCCAGCGCCAGGTCGAGCAGCCACGCCATCTCGCCGGCCGTGATGCGGGCGAGCGTCACGGCCTCGGATGGCTTCGTGCGAAGCTCCTCCAGCCGAGCGCGATCGATGGGTGTGGGGACAGCTCGTTTGCCCATCAGCCGTGCCCCTGCACGGGCAGGTCGGCGATCAGCGTCTTGCCGAACGCGTCGAGTTCTTTGTGGATCATGTCCATGCGCCGAAGGTCGGCCGCGGTCGGGTCACGATCCTCATCGAGGATGTTCATGATGCTGGCGAACAGGTGGTTGGCGCCGGCCATGAAGGCCTTGCGCAGGTCCGCCACCTGCTCTGGCGTAGCATCCTCTGGAAGCCAGCCCTTGCGCAGGCCAATCCACCCGGCCTCGACCAGCTTGCCGTCGTCGGCCAGCTTGCGTCCGAGGTTGGTCATCAGCCGCTCGTAGTCGGTCATCGACTCCCGCTTGCGTTTCGCCTCACCCATTTGCGGCTGCCTCCTCGATCTCCATCAGTCCGAACAGGTCCGGCGTCGCCAGCTCCTCGGCCATGCGTGCCACGTGGGCGCAGCCGTCGCGGAAGTAGGCCGGGTTGAGTTCCACCGCCCGGCCCTTGCGCCGGTGCTTCAGTGCCCGGAAGGGCACGCTCATCACGCCGCCGAACGGGTCGAACACCACCTCGCCGGGCTCCGAATACTGGTTGATGGCGCGGTCGATGATGTCGAACTGCAGCGGGCAGAGGTGCAACTCGCGCCCCTGCTGCGCCTGCAGCGTGTTCATCGACAGCATGCGGGCGACATCGGTCCACACGGCCGGGTGCTCGCTATGCGGCGGCAGCAGCATGAAGTCGCTGGGCAGGCCGGACGCCGCCTCGAGGCCTTCGGCCAGGTAGACGTGGTGCTCGAAATCGTACACCGCGCCCAGGTCGCAGCGCTTCCACAGCTTGTAGATCACGTTGGCGTCGAGCGCCCGTAGCTCCTCCGGCGTCAGCAGCCTGTTGCCGCTCGACTTGCGGAAGCCGTGCGCATCGAGCTGCCACCGGCCGCGGGAGTAGCCCTCCGGGTTGGTCCACCCCTCACCCTCGAAGGCCTTCTTGTCTTTCTTCACCGGCTTGTCGGCATAGCCGTTCGAGTTGTCCGAAGGCGGCTTGCGGAAGATCAGGCAATACTCCGGCAGCCCGTTGCCCATGCGCGAGCCGTCCTTGCATTGCTCGGTCCAGCCCAGCCGATAGGTCTGGTTGTTCTCCCGCACGACATCGGTGGTCACCGTGATACGGCTGAGGAAGGCCCAGCCATGCTGCCGGAACCGCGCCACGCAGTCGTCGGAGAACGGCGACACGGTCTGGAAGCCGAGTCCGGTCAACCCGCCCGGCACGATCCGGTCCTTCACGTGGATCATCGCGATACGGCCCGGTGCCAGCACCCTGAGCAGCTGTGGAATGAGGAAATCCATCTGCGCCCAGAAGTGCTTGTCGTCGTCGGTGTGGCCGAAGTCGGCGTAGTTCGGCGAATACTCGTACTGGGTCGAGAACGGGATCGAGGTGACGATCAGGTCGACCGAGTTGTCTCCCATGCGCCCAACCTCGTCGACACAGTCGTTGTTCACGAGCGTAAACATCGGCTCTCCATCTCTCACGGGAGCAGCCATGCCGACTGGACGCGCAGCGCCCCAGAATTCGGGGTCGCTGGTAACAACAACCCGCTCGACTCCCATGCCGCGCTGAAGCGACGATGCCATGGCCACGGCCGAGAGACCGTACTGCCGGATGATTGCTGTCATGATGTCCCGCTGCTCGTCGTGGCGCCGCCACTTGGCTTCAATGCTGTCGCGGATGGGCCGCTCGGCCTCGGTGTAGATGAAGTGGATTTCGACCGGCCGCTTCTGCCCGAACCGATAGATCCTGTGGCAGGCCTGGATCAGGTCTTGAAACTTGTGGCCGATACCGGCGAACACCATGCGAGCGCACTGCTGCAGGTTCACACCGGCGCCGTACATCTGGGCTTTGCTGACGAATGCCGTACGTTGGCGCTGCTTCCAGCGATGCATCAGCTCTTCGCGGATATCGACATCCTGGCTGCCGGTCAGCGATGCGTAACTGACACCCGCGGCGTCTAGCCCGCGCTCTAGGGCACGTTGCTCATCGTTGAGGTTGCACCAGATGACGACCTGGTCAGGTACTCCGCTGCGATGATCAGCAGTCGCGGATCGTCCCGCATCAACCCCAGCGCCGCGTTGCACCGATGGCAGAGCAGCCCCCGCACCCTGCCCGTCGAGTGGTCGTGATCCACGTACAGCTTCCGCCGACCCCTCAGCGGCTCGCGAGCCCGGCAGATCGCGCAGCAGTGCTCCTGCGCTTCCGCCATCTGCTGGTACTGCTCGGGCGTTACCCCCATAAGGCGCAGCTTCCGCACCCAGGAGGTCTCGATCGCCCGCGGCTTGTTGTTCCGGTACCAATCCGCGCTTCGAGCGACGAGCTTTTCGCGGTTCGCCTCCCGATAGTTCGCGTCCATCGCCGCGGCCTTCTCCGGGTTCAGTTCCCGCCAACGCTTCGACCGCGCCCGGTAGACCTCCGGCTTCGCCTGGTAGTTTCGCTTGCCCCGCTCCTTCTGCTTCGCCAGCAGCGTCTCGCGGTTCTTCAGGTAGTAGGCCCGCTGATAGGCTTTGCGCTTCTCGTCCATCGCGGACGATCTCCAATACCTTGCCGACTCGGACGCTGAGACTATCGCGCTTCTCGCGTGCCGCATCGCCGAGCGAGGCCGCTGCATTCTTCAGCAACCGCCCCTGCCCGCTCTTCTCGGTGCCGGCCGTCAGGTGGTTCGACGGAAGCTCGTGCCAGTGAATGGTGAGCGCCGGGAGCGAATAGCCGTCGTCCGGATAGCCGAGGTCAGATGGCTTCTCGACGAACAGCCCCCAGCTCGCCACCCAAAGCCAGAACTCTTGCGCTTTGTGGGGATGGATGGTGAGCGTGTCGGCCTTCTCGCTGTTCCGCTTGAAGAAGCGGGTCTTCGCCTGCCCGACATCCATCACCTCGAGGAACGCCGCGTAGGCGAGCAGCTCGATATATTCGTTCGGCGACGGCGTGGCCGTGGCGACGAACTTGAATGCCATGCCGCCAAACAGCCGCATGAACTCCCGGAAGGTCTTGGTGCCGCCGAAGCCGCGCAGGCACGAGGCCTCGTCGAGGGATGCGGCGCCGAAAGCGTTCGGGTCGAGCTTCCCGTCGCGGATCGATTCATAGTTGGCGAGGTAGTGTCCCGCATCCTTCACCTCGACGGTGCGGCGGATGAACTTCAGGTCGATCGCGCCGTCGGGGTGCGTCGAGAGCCAGGCGCGCAATTCAGCCCGCTGCGCCTCGGTGATGTCAGGATGCTCGCCGGTCGAGAGCGTCCGCGCGTCCGCCATCAGCTCGAGCCGGACGCCGAGTGGCGCCACCTGCAGCACGGCCTGGCCGAGGTGCAGCCGCACCAGGCGCAGCAGCTCCAGCTGCATGAAGCTCTTGCCAAGCCCAAACGCGGCAAAGATCGCCCGCTTACCGCCGTGACAGGCCCACTGCACGATCCGCTTCTGGTGCGGCTTCAGCAGCGGATTGATGTCCTCTACGGCGACGTCGAACCCACCATCGACCGCGATCGGCACCTTGGCGTCGAGAAACTCCCGATAGGTTAGCGGCGTGTTCATGCCGCCGCCCCGTGGATCGGATTGCGGGCCGGATCTGTTAGCCCAAGCCGGTGGGTCCAGGTCTGGACGGTGCCGAGCGGGTGGCCCAAGTCGATCGCCATCTGCCGCACCGGCACCTTGGCCGCGAGGCCGGCAGCCAGCGCGTCACGAGCGGTCGCCTGGTGCAGCTTGCCTTTCGGTTCGGTCAGCGCCCCAAGCGCACTGCGGTAAGCGGCGAGGAGGTCAGTGTCGCCGAACGTAAATGGCTCGTTCGCCGCTGGCTGCAGCCGCGCCGTCACCGCAGCCTCACTCGGATCTGCCGCGTCATCGACGAGACGCCACTTGCCGTTGTTCTCGACCACGTAGGCGCCAGTAACCGGGAAGTCCGCCACCGGCTTCAGATGCTCTGAGGTGGTGAGAAGCAGGATGTGCGTGGCGAGATGCACCGGCTTGGGGAAGCCGCGCTTGCTGCCGCTCTTCCAGGCGTTGACCTTGTCGCGGCAATCCTTCTCGGTCGCGGACCAGCTGTTGAGGGCCGTGCCCGCGCTGTCCCACTTGGGCAGCATCGGCCACCGGCCATCGACAAGCTCCATGCCGCGCTTCACCCGGCCGATCTGTTCATGCTTCTCGGTGGGGTCGATCCGGCAGACGAATTCCGGATAGAACATCCCGACCTTGTCGTCGGACGTGGTTTTTTTGCCCTCGGTGTGACGCTCGACCAGTTGCGCCAGCGCCAGTCGCGCCGACTCTTCAACCGATCGGCCGAGGTCTTCCTTGAGGCCAACGCGCACCTCGACCCAGCCGCCACGCGGGAACTTCAGGTCAAACCTGGTAGCCATGAAGCGGAAGCTCGGTCCGTAACCCCAGTCGTCGAACTTGTAGCGCACGAGCGCCGGCAACCCGTCGACCTCGATCTCGAACAGCCCGGACTGGCCCCACATCGGCACAGTGCCGGGCGCCACGCTTGCTGCGTTGACCAGCGCTTTGGGTCGCTCTGCGATCAACATGCTGCTGCGATCCTTGCCGTTGGCGTGCCAGCGCAGCGCCTCGAGTAGCAGTTTGGCCTCGCCGGCCCGATCCTCGTGCCCAGCGCGCATCGCCTGGTCGAACAGACTGTGCGCCTGCTTGTAGTCGGCGATCAGCAGGTCAAGATCATCCGACATCCCTGTCGTCATGACCGCGAGCAATGAGTTGCCGTAGAGGTCGCCCTCACCCACCTCGGTGCGCTTGCGCGCCACGTCGAAGGCCAGCCGGACCTCACGCTTGAGGTTGAGCACCCCATCGCGATCGGCGAGCAGCTTGTGCTCTCTTGCCAGCGCGTCGAGCGTGGCCGCGTCGATGTCCTTGCCCTTCTCGCCGATCTCGCAGATCGCCGCCGCGAACATGACGATCATGCTCGGGTCCATCGCCTTCACGACCGGCCCGCTCTCAGCGAGCGGCGGCGGGTCCTGCAGCTTCTGGCGGGCAGCGGCCGAGGCCTCGCCCCGCGGCTTGCTGGCCACCTCGCGCTGCTCGTCTTCGTCGTGGTCGACCAGCTGCTCGGCGAGATAGGCCGGCACCCGCCCGTCGTCGACGGCTGCGATCAGTTCCGGCTCGGCCTCGGCCACGATCTTCGCCGCCGAGTTGACCTGCCTTTCGGAGACGCCGAACTTCGTCGCCGCCTCGGCCTGCGTGATCTCCCGCAATTTTGCGTACCGCGCCGCCGACATCGCCCGCTGGCTGGCACTGTCATGTCGCCGCTGCTCGTTCAGCGACCAGACGAAGTCGAGCGCCTCCGACTCTGTGCCGGCGAACTCGGTGAAAAGCTCCGGCCGGTCGCGCCAGCGCTCATCCTCCGGCTCGAACACGCCGTTGTCGACCAGCACCAGGTAGCGGTTACGCCCGTCGAGGATCGCGTCTTCGAATACCGTGATCTTGTTCTTGAGACCGGTCTGGACGATGTCGTCCTCGAACGCCTCGCGCTCATCGCCGGCCAGCATCCGGAAGATGCCGGCGAACCGGTGCGGCTGCAGGCCGATCTCCGGCCAGTTCAACGGCGGTTGACTTGGCCCGGAGCCAGCATCAGTGCCGAAGCCGAACTCGGACTGCGGCATGTCGTTTTGTGCGTCGCTCATGCGTGAACGCCCCCGAGCTTGATGGATTTACGGAAGATGATTTCGTCGTCGTCGCGGGCGAGGATCGCGTCGGCCTCGTCGAGGCGCGCCCGCAGGTCGCGCAACTGCTGCCGGGTCAGCGAGAACTGCTTGTGGGTGCCGACGAACGACACGCAAACGGTCGCCTGCGAGTTCGGTCCCTGGTGCAGCCATACGGAGATAGGCGCCTCAGCCATTTTTCTTGGCCCGCGCCCTGGCTTGCTTCCACGACCGGCGCAACACATGGAATGTCCGGAGGGCGAACAGTCCGGTTCCCGTCATCACGAGGGCCAGCATCACGATCCCGCCGACGCGGAACAGCAGCGTATCGCTCGCGAGAAGCCAGTCAACCATCGGCCCGCTCCACCACTACGGCCGCCTTGACCGCCTCGGCGAGGCCCGCCAGTTCGAGCATCAGCTCGCGGATGTCGTTAAGGATCGGCGCTGCCTCGTCGGGCGTGATCCTGCCATCATTGGCGAGCGCGCCGAACACGCCCGACATCACCTCGCCGAACTCGTGCGCGCTCCGCCCCGATCGCTCGGTGACGGCGCTGTTGCCCGCCCCGTGCGGCAGCTGCACCAGCAGGCAGTTGGCCAGCTCGGCAAGCTTCCGGGTGACGATCGGCTGGCCGCATTCGGCCTCGAGATCGGCGATCACATCGGCCGGCGCGAAGCGCTCGTGATGTTCATCGCCCACGCTGCCGTAGCCACTGAGCACCTGTTGGCTGACGCGCGTCGCCTTGGCGGCTTCGTTGCCACCACCGACCGCGGTCACCAGCTGGCGGGTCGCGGCTTTCAGCGCGACATAGTCGGACGCGGGGAGTTGCCGGGCGCGATTGGAGACCTGGACCGGGATCGTCATGGCGTAAGCTCCGCCGCACTTACGCCATGACGAGAGGATGCCGCACGGTCTACAGGGAGTGAGACCCGTGCGGCCCCGGCCACGACGCGCGGGAGGGAAGCGCGCGCCGAAGGGGAAATGGGATGGAAGACAAGCCGCTGCCGAGCCACGCGACCTTCTACGTCGCGCATGCGGTCGCCAACGATGTGCTGATAAAGCTCGCCTACAGCTTGGCGGCAAACCTGACAGTGACCGCGCCGGAGGATCGAGAGCACGGTGGCGCAGAAGTCTTGGGCGACCTGCTCGCGAGCTTTATGCTGTCGGCCGACTTCAAGCCGGGGGAGATTGCCGACACGCTGCCTGAGCTTGGGCCCTACGATGCCGACGAAGCAGAAAGCATCGCTATGGACATTGTCGGCGAAGCGCTGACGCTGATCCGGTCGAGGCTTGTGGACTGATGCGCGCGTCATTCTGCCAGCCTCACCAAAACGGCGGCGCGAAGCCGGGGCTCCATTCCCTTCAGCCAGGACTTGTCGCGGCGGACGAGCGACGCCATCCGAACCACCGTCTCATCGAAGGTGATTTTCGCCGGCACCGGCAGGCCGGCATGGGCGAGAGCGGCACGAACGTCACGGTCGGCCAGTGCTTCACGCGCCACGCGGCTGAAGCTGCGCATCCGGCCATAGTGCCGCTCGATACGGAACCGGATCGTGCTGGCGCGGTAGCGCTGTTCTTCCAGTTCGAGCATGCGGGGCGATTTCCAGCTCATGGTTGCACCTCGGCGCGGCGACGCGGCCGGATCGAAACCTGCTGCGGCGTGACCCGCATGGGAGATGTGAGGTCGCGGGGCCGAACCCCGGCGAGCAGCATGTGCCGCATCGCGTCGCGCTTGGCGGGAGAGATGACGAGTGCAGGGCGCCTCATTCCGCCACCGCCACTGCTGCGTTCGACTTCTCCCAAGCGAGACGGACCTCATAGAGGTCCTGCGCGGTCACCTGACCGGCGGTCGCGCTTTCGATTGTTTCGATCATCACTGCGTTGGGCATCCGCTCGCCCCGCTCGAGCCGCTGAAGCGTTCGAGCGGGATTGCTGCCGGAAAGCCCAAGACGCGCGGCCGCTTCAGCAAGCGTGACAGACTGTGATTTGCGCCAATCGGAGAGGTTCATGCAAAGAAGTAGCCATATCGGCTACATTCCTGTCAACATGAAAAGTAGCCGTATCGGCTACAACATGGGTAGCCGTATCGGCTACATTCCGGGAATGGGCAATCGTATCAAACAGTTGATGAGGGATCGACGCCTGTCGCGAGACGACGTGGCGGATGCTCTCGACATCCATCCGGTAACGGTCAGCAAGCTGATCAGTGGCAAAATGCAGCTGACGGTCGACTATCTTGATCGGTTCGCTAAGCTGTTTGCAGTCGAACCGTCTGAGATAATCGCCCCGAAGCCGTCGACCCGCATCATCAAGGTGCGCGGCCCGCTACAGGCCGGCGCCTATCAAGCGTCGACCGAGTGGGACGAAGACGACTGGTACGATGTAGCCATTCCCGACGATCCGGAGTTGCGCTCCGTGCCTCTCTACGCCGCAGAGACCCGCGGCCCGTCGATGAACAAGCGCTATCCTGAGCGTACGGTCTTGGTGTTTGCGCACATAGACGACCTTCCAGAACCACTGCAGGTAGGGAAGCGATACGTCGTCGAAAGGGAGCGCGCCGATGGTCTGCGGGAGGCGACAGTCAAGCAGCTGTGGCAAGACGAAACCGGCCGTCTGTGGCTTCTGCCCGAGTCCAACGATCCTCGGTGGCAAGAGCCCATCTCGATCGAAGGCGGAGCAGATGACACGGTCCGCATTCTCGGTCGCATCCGGTATTCGGTGCAACGCGAAGATTGACTCTTTTTGGCTGCCGAGATTTTAGTGGTCTGCGTTGGGGGAATTTGAAATGAAGCTTGTTTTATTTGCACTGCCACTATTGGGCATTCTGGCCGGATGCGCACCATCCACCATGCTCTCAAGTTCGTTTCGCGCCGAAGACGCAGCGTTCATTAACTCCAAAGGCACGGCTACGGTGACGGGCCAGGCTTTCCTTCGGCGCAACGACGGCATCGTCGTGTACGCAGCGGGTAGTCCGGTAAGTCTAACGCCAAAAACCAACTACTCCGACGAGCGGATCGCCTTCATATACAAGGGCGGAAAGAGTTCATATTTCGGCGGCACCTTCAAAAACGATGACCCCGAATACTACAAGTATTCCCGCACCGCGACCGCTGATGGTGAAGGCAGGTTCACGTTCTCGGACGTTCCCGCTGGCTCGTACTACATCACGACTGAGGTGACTTGGATGGTGCAATACGAGCGCCAGGGCGGCGCGCTGATGGAGCGCGTTACGGTAGCCGACGGACAGAAGGTTGAAGTCATCATGACTGGTCAGTAGCCATATCGGCTACTTTTGCCTTGACACGCATGTAGCCGATTTGGCTACATAGTGCCCATCGATCACCGATGGAGCACGCCATGTCGCTGCTAGAACCCGCCGACCAGTTCCCCTTCCCACCGCTCGCTCCGGCCTATGCCGATATGACCATCGTCGAGCGCATGTGCGAGGTCATGCGCCGCAATCAGCGCCAGGGCCAGCCGACCACAGTCACCGATTTCAAGGAAGCCGAGGAAACCTGCGACCTCAGCCTCGCCGTGCTCACCGAGAATATCGGCAAGGCCAAGCGGCTGATGAACACCGAGACGATCCGCTACGACGAGCCCGCGCGGCCGGTCGATCCATGGGACCTGTTCGACGACTACCGCACGCAGCGCGTCGAGCGCGCCGCCCACCTGATCGCCGGCAACCCAGCGCTCGGCGACCCCGACATGTTCGCCGTGCTGCGCCAAGCCGGCTACAGCGCCCGCGAACTCGGCGCCCTCTGGAAAGAGATCCTCGTCGAAGCCGCCGCCATCGTCCGCGGCGACCGCAAATTTGCGGTGTCGTGATGCATACCTACAATCCTTACGTGTCGGCCTTTGACGAGGTTCGTGTTGCCGGGACCCAGTTGCTGGAGACCATCCGGAAAATGCACGCGCTACAGCCTCCGAGCTGGGCCGTCTTTTCGGGCAGGAGCATTCTTGCGCCGGAGGGAGCGGCGCTCGCCGGTATCATAAGATGGGACAGGGACAATCTCTCGCAGTGCTGGATCGGTCTCTACTTTAATCCCAGATACCCGCATGTCCGCGATGCCGAAGCCGAACGTCAGCTCGGTAGGTTGATGCGCCGACGCCTGCGCGCCGTGGCGAGAGCGATGGGTGCGAAGCCGCTGGCAGACGTCACGGTTCAGCCCTCCAGTAGCCACCTCATAATCGACCTACGTGCCCCTGATCCGATCCAGCGCTGCATTCAGAACTACAAGCAAATGCTTGCGCACCATGAGGAGCAACTGCTCTCTGGCATGCGCGCGTTCACCGACGGGTTTCCGGATTAAGCCATGACCGTGGCTGGAGAGGCGCCCATCACCCTGAGCCGGCTGGAGCGTGGCATGGACACGCTCTGCCGGATCATGGCCGACGAGGAGCCGGAATACGCTGAAAAGCTGATCCCGCTCTATCGGCTGCTCGAAACCGAGATCGAGGCGCGCCGCGCCAGCCTCAGCACCATCGATGCCGCCAGGGCGCGCGCCCGCGACCTCAAACGCTCTTCTCATCGAACGGCAGCGTGATCGCTGCGAGCGCCTTGCGCCGCAGCTCCAGCGAACCACCCGTCCCATATTCCGGCCGGTCAAGCGCATGCCCCATGATGATCTTGCGCAGCTCGGCGTCGACCTTCCCATCCTTCATCCGATCCTCGAAGCTGTGGCGCAGCGAGTAGAGCACGTGCCGCGGCGACGGCATTAGGCTCAGCTTCCGCAGCTGCTTGTTGACGAGGGCAGAGAGGCTGCTCGACTTGTCGCGATAGCGATCAAAGCCGTTCGGAAATTTCTTGAACACGGCAAGCGACACGCCGAGCAGCGGGATCATCCGCACCGCCGCGTTGGACTTCACCTCGCGCGGATCGTCCGGATCGTCCCGCGGCTCCACCAGCACGTGCGGCACCTTGTGTTTGAGCAAGATATGGTTCGCCCTGAGGTTCACCACCTCGCTCGGCCGCATGCCGGTTTCCACCATGGCTAGGATGGCGCCGCGCGCCTCGTCGTTGAGGCTCGCCAGTGCGCCCTTGGCCAGGATCTTTTCCCGTATCCATTCGGTGGGGAACGGTGGCCGCTTCTGCCGGCGTTGCCGCTCGGTGAAGCTCAGGTCGTCGAACGGGTTCGGCCGATCGCGCTGCCCCAGGTGCCGCCAGTAATCGCGATAGAAGCTGCGCATGCTGGAGAGGTCGCGGTTGCCCGACGAGGGCGAGTGCGTCTGGCGGGCCCCGTCCTCGGTCGGCGCGATCCGCTTCCGCCACAGGTCGTAGACCTTGAGTGCATGTTCGCGCGCAATGTCGTCCATCGCGACCTCGCCGTTGAGGTCGCGGAAATTGTTGACCGCGCGGCGCATCACCTTGGTCCACTGCCGGCGCTGCTCCTCGCTCTTGCCGGCGATGATCGAAGGCGCGATCTCCTGCAGGTAGAACTCGAAGCCCTTCGTCAGCGTAACCCGCGGCGCCTCGATGAGGCCAAGCACCGCCCGGCTGGTCGCCCGCGGCGTCCGATCGTCGGCTACGGCTTCCAGCCGGTTCAGCAAGTCACCAAGCCGCGCCGGGCCGGCCGTCTCGATTGGCCGGTAGGCGAACCCCATCGCCTCGCTACGCTTGACCGCCTCATGGTGGCGCAGCTTCGCCAGCTCCATGCCATCGCCGTTGAGCAGCGACGCCCAGAACGCATCGTCCGCGGCCTCGAGCGCGTCGCGCTTCTGCCGCGCCAGCGCGCGGTCACGCGTTTTGAGAGTGACCCGCACATGCGGCGCTCGATTGTCAGCGTCGGCAACCGAGGCGGGTACCCGGCGCTTGTAATGGAATGTGCCACCGCGCTCGACGATGAAGCGGTCAGGATCAAGCTGTTCTGAGGACTTGCGTAGCGGCATCGGCGGGGAGGTTGTGGCACCGTTTGTGGCACACAT